CGGAGCCGCAGTATCAGCGCTCAGCGGAGCAGATCAACGCGGGGAAGGCGAGGGCGAGAGGGGAGAATGTGGATCCGCCGGGGCCGCCGCCGGCGAGCAAGGGCCAGGCGGGCACCTATGCGTCGGCCAAGGCCGCGGCCGAGGGCTACAAGGCGATGCTGCTCAAGCTCGATTACGAGGAGCGAACGGGTCGACTTGTAAATGCGGAAGACATGAAACGCGTTCGATTTGAATCCGGTAGACGCGTGCGTGATGCGGTGCTGCGGATTGGCCCACAGATGATTGGGGAGATTGCGAAGGCCGCCGGCGGAATGACGCCGGACCAGCGTGCGGACGTTTTGCTGGTGATCGAACGCCACCTAGTCGGGGCACTGGAGGCATTGGCAGATGGCGCTGGCAGACGCTGAAGCGGTTGAGCGGTCGTTTTGGGATGGCATGCTGCCAGACCCGCTGCTGACCGTGAGCCAATGGGCGGACCAGCGGCGGTGGCTGAGCCCGAAGGCGAGCAGCGAGCACGGACCGTGGAAGACCACGCGGACCCCGTACCTGCGGCGACCGATGGATGACCTGTCGGTCACCAGCAAGGTTCAGGAGGTGACGCTGGTGTTCGGCAGCCAGATGGGGAAGAGCGAGGGCCTGAACAACTGGGTCGGCTACATCATGGACATCGCGCCTGGGCCGACGCTCTACGTCCAGCCGACGATCGACCGAGCGAAGGAATACTCGAAAACTAGGATTCAGCCAATGATCGAGGCGACGCCAGCGCTTCGAGAGAAGGTCAAAGAGGCGAAGTCGAGGGACAGCGGCAACACGATCCTGCAAAAGGACTTCCCAAACGGTCAGCTGAGCATGCGTGGCGCAAACGCGGCGAGCGGCCTGGCGTCGATGCCGATCCGGTTTGCGGCGAACGATGAGATCGACCGCTGGCCACTAAACGTCGATGAAGAGGGGAGCCCCCTGGCAGTTGTGAACGCGCGCCGGCGGACCTTTGGCAGCCGGGGCAAGCAGGCGAACACCTCGACGCCAAAGTTGGCGGGCACTAGCGCGATCTGGGGGAAGTGGGAAGAGAGCAGCCAGAACACGCTGAAGCTGCCGTGCCCTCATTGCGGGCACCGGCAAGAGCTGAGCTGGGAGCGGATGCGATGGGACGAGAAAGACCCAGGCCTGCCGGAACGGCTGACGGTGCCGCCGGTGATGCTTTGCGAGGCGGAGGGCTGCGGACAGGGCATTAGCGAGGACACCAAGGCGTGGTGGTATGACCCAGATGTGTGGGACGACGGGTGGTGGGAGCCGAAGTTTCCCGAGCGCACCTTGCACCAGGGCTACCACTGCAACTCGCTCTACTCGCCCCTTGGCTGGTTCAGCTGGAACCAGGCGGTGCTGGAGTTCATCAAGACAAAGGACGACCCGTCGAAGGAGCAGCCGTTCGTCAACACGGTGCTGGCGCTGCCGTACAACAGCAACGGCGAGGCTCCGGACTGGGAGGCCCTCTACAACCGGCGGGAGCTCTACGAACTGGGCACGGTGCCTGATGGCGTGGTGTTCATCACCTGCGGCGTAGACGTGCAGATGGATCGCATCGAGCTGGAGGTGGTGGGCTGGGGTCCTGGGATGGAGAGCTGGAGCCTGGACTACCAGGTGCTGGCGGGCGACACGGCGCAGTCGGCGGTGTGGCGCGAGCTGACGAAGTTCATCCGCAGCGAGTTCGGCCGCGGCGATGGCCAGCGGCTGCCGATCCGGATGACGGGCATCGACAGCGGCTTCAGGAGCCAGGAGGTCTACCGGTGGGTGCGGAGCCAGGCCGGCAACCGGGTGATCGCGACGAAGGGCCAGGAGACGCAGACATCGATCATCGGCACACCGGGGCGTGTGGAGGTTTTGAGGAACGGGAAACCGCTGCGTGGCGGCGTGAAAGTGTGGCCGGTGGGGGTGAGCACCGCGAAGGGGGAGCTCTACGGCTGGCTCAGACGAGGCCTGCCGGATGAGGGGGAGCCGCTGCCCCACGGCTGGTGCCACTTCCCGCAACATGGCGAGGAGTTCTTCCGCCAGCTCTGCGCGGAGCGGCTGACGAACACGATCGACCGGCGGGGCTACAACCGGTTCGAGTGGATCAAGACCAGGCCCCGCAACGAGGCGCTCGACTGCCGGGTGATCGCCAGGGCCTGCGCAGCGCTGATCGGTGCGGACCGCTGGAGTGATGCGAGATGGGCGGAGGAACGCGGCGGCGCGCCGGTGGCGGCAGCGGAGGAGCCGGCACCAACGCAGCGGCAGGCTGCATCGGACGATGATGATGCCGGCGAATCATCGTTCTGGAGCTAGGTAGCATGACGCCACGGCGAGGTGGTCGATGAGCACGTTCACGCAGGCGCACCTTGCGGCCATTGAGGAGGCGATTGCTGGCGGCTATCTGAAGGTGCGGTACGACGACAAGGAGGTGACCTATCAGAGCGTGGAGCAGCTGTTGAAGGCCCGGGCGATGATCATTGCCAGCCTGTCGGCGGCCAGCGCCCCGGTGGTGCGGATCGATTACCCCACCTTCGTGCGCGACTACGAATGAACCCATTTGAGCAGCTGCTGGCCGCCATTGCCCCCCGCGCTGCCGTGCGCCGGCAGGCGGCCCGCATCCAGCTGGATGACCTGCGCCGGTACGACGCGGCGGGCCGTGGGCGGCGAACTGATGGATGGATCACGCAGCGCACGTCAGCAGATGCGTCCAGCGCCTGGGGGTTTGCGGACATGCGCGACCGCGCCCGGGAGCAAATGCGCAACAACCCCTATGCGCGGAAGGCGATCAAGGTTTGGAGCGACAACCTGATCGGCAGCGGCTGGAGTTTCAAGGCGAAGGACGGCCGGAAAAATGGCAGCCGCGGCAAGGCGATCACGCAGCTGATGCAGCAGTGGATGGCTGACCCAACGCAGTGCGACTACTACGGCCGCACAAACTTCGATGGGATCATGTCTCAGCTGGTGGAGGCATGGAAGGGCAGCGGAGAGGTGTTGCTGCGGCTGCGGACGCCAAGCCGGGCGACAATGGAACGCCTTGGTTTGAGGGTGCCGCTGCAGTTGCAGCTGATGGAAGGCGATTGGATTGACGAGTCGCATGACACGCCAGGAGGCGAGACGGGAGAGTACACCAAGCGCGGGATTGTCTACAACGGAGAAGACAAGCCGACGCGCTATTGGCTATACAACTATCACCCTGGCGAGAGTGCGCAGCGTGCGATAACGATTCTGAGCAACACGGTTCCAGCGGCTGAGATCATCCACCTATTCACGCCGGAGCGGCCCGGGATGACCCGTGGCGTGACGTGCCTGGCGCCGTCGCTGCTGCGGCTGCGGGATCTGCAGGACCTGATGGATGCACGGTTGATGAAAGAAAAGGTGGCCGCGTGCATGGCTGTTGCGGTGACGGATCTCGACAGCGTGAGCGACCAGAAGTCAACGATCGGCAAACGGATCGAGCCGGGCGGCGTGATTAGGCTGGGCTCTGGGCAGGACATCCGAACCATCAACCCGCCAGCGGCAGGCGAGATCAACACCGTGATCAGGAGCTATCTGCTGGAGATCGCGGCGGGGATCGGCATCACCTACAGCGAGCTGACGGGCGACTATTCGAGCGGCAGCTTCAGCCAGGAGCGGATGGGCTGGATCGGCTTCCAGCGACGGCTGCAGGCAGACACCTGGCAGATCCTGGAGCCCGTGGTGTTCCGTCAGGTGTGGCGATGGTTCCAGACGGCCGCCAGCGTGACGGGGGTGCCAACCGATGGGCTGGTGGGCGACTGGACGCCACCGAAGCGTGAGCTGTTCGACCCGCAGTCGGAGACCAGTTCGACCCGTGACCGGATCCGCGGGGGCCTGCTGCCGCCGCTGGACGCGATTCGAGCCGAGGGCTATGAGCCCCTCAACCTGATCGAGCAGTGGAAGGAGTGGCAGAAGATGCTGGATGAAGCCGGCATCACGCTCGACACCGATCCGAGGAAGGTTTCGGCAGCGGGCCTGACCCAGGTGAGACCGCTGGGCAGCCTGCTGCCGCCGACCGGTGCACCGCCTGAGGCTGCTGTGAAACCGCCAGCTCCTGCAGCACCCCAATCTGGAGCAGGCGGATGACCGTAGAATCGCCGAGACGAGGAGTGCGCATGAGCGACGGTCTGCTGCAAACCCGCGCGATGTTCGTGCCCGAGACGATCAACGTCGAGGCGCGAACCGTGGAGCTGGTGTGGACCACCGGCGCAAGGGTGATGCGTGCGGATTGGGCACGCGGCGACTACATGGAGGAGCTCAGCCTCCAACCTGGCGCCGTGCGTCTGGACCGCCTGAACAAGGGCGGGCCGCTGCTTGATTCGCACGCCTCGTATTCGTTGCGCAGCCAGATTGGCGTGGTGCAACGAGCCTGGCTGAACGGATCTGAGGGCCGCGCCCTGGTGAAGTTCAGCAAGCGTTCTGAAGTCGAACCCATCTTTCAAGATGTGGTTGACGGCATCTACCGCAACGTCTCGGTGGGCTACAAGGTCCACCGAAAAGAGCGCGATGAGACCGGCACCACGCCGGTTGAACGCGCAGTGGACTGGGAGCCCTATGAGGTCTCGCTGGTCCCGATCCCGGCTGATGCCGGGGCCCAGGTGCGCTCAGAGGAGCCCACCCCCACCCAACCCCAGGAGAGATCCGTGGCTGAACTGAACCAGGGGGCGCCGGCCGCTGAGGCTGCGCCCGACATTGCTGTTGAGACCCGAGCCCAACCCCCTGCAGCTCCGCCTGCTGCGCCGGCCGCTCCCGCCGCTCCGGCGGTGGATGCGGAGCAGATTCGCGCCGATGAGCGCCGCCGCGCCGCCGGCATCCTCGACGCCACCCGCAAGCTGGGCGTGGATGAGAAGCTGGCCCACCAGCTCATTGCTGATGGTGTGTCCCTTGACGAGGCCCGCATGCAGCTGATCGACGCCCGCGCCACGACCGAGCGCCAATCAACCGCCGGCACCAGCCGGGTGGAGGTGACCCTCGACCATGGCGAGAAGCGCATGGCCGCGAAGCTCGACCACCTGAAGGTGCGCGCCGGTCTGGTGTCCAATCCTGATGAAGCGCCTGGGGCCCGCGAATATCGCGGTTGCAGCCTGCTGGACTTGTGCCGCGACAGCCTGGAGCTTGCAGGCATTTCGCACCGTGGCCTCGAAAAGGGTGAGATCGCTCTCCGAGCGATGCACGCCACCACTGATTTCCCGATCCTCCTGAACAGCATCCAGCGGTTCACACTGAAGGCGGCCTACGGGGAGGAGCGGCAGACCTGGCAGCCGTTGGCTCGTCGCGAGGACCTCCCCGACTTCAGGGAAATGACCACCATCGAGGTTGGCGAGGCCGGCGACGGCACGCAGACCGGCGGTTCTCTGTTGCCTGCCGAACTGCTTGAGGGCGGTGAGTACAAGGCCGGCACCATCAAGGAGTCGAAAGGCACCTGGAAGTTGACCGAGTACGCCCGAAAGGTAGTGGTTGGCCGTCGTTTCATCATCAACGACAACCTCGGCTATATCACTCGCCTGATACAGATTCTCGGCCGGAAGATTGCCGTTTTTGAAGCCAACCAGATGTGGGCTTTGATCACCGGCAACGCCAAGTGCATGATGGATGGTCAGGTGTTGTTCCATGCCAGTCACAACAACACTGGAACTGGCGTGATTGGTGAAGCGTCGGTTTCGGACGCACGGCAAAAGATGCGGGACCAAAAAGGTTTTGATGGCAGCCTATTGTACGTTGAACCCCGCTACATCTTGCTGCCTACCACGCTGGAAACTGCGTTCGACAAGTTCAACGCCACGATTGTTCCGAACCAGACCACTAGCGTCAACCCATTCTCTGGCTATCTGCAGAAGATCGTTGAACCCCGCCTTAATGGCAGCGCTCAGTGGTACATCGCTGGTGATGCTGCAGGTGTCGACAAGCTGCTTTACGGCTATCTCGATGGCGAAGGCGGGCCGACCATTGATCAGGTAAGCACCCGCGACCCTGACGGCGTGACCACCTACATCCGCCACAGCTTCGGTTGCACGGTGCCCCAGCACCAAGGTCTCTACCGCTCCACTGGCGCCTGATCGCCGGCTTTCTGATCATTCAATCGAGAGGACCCAATGAAAGGCTACGATCCGAGCACCGGTCTGGGCCACATCCAGACCGGCGATTACATCGAAGTGACCCTGCCGTATGACCGCAAGGGCGGCGAGGGCGTTTTGGTCGGCACCCTGTTTGGCGTGTGTGTGAAAGATGGCCTGCAAGGCGAGGTCATCAACATCCACACCAAAACCGTCTACGGGCTGACCGCTGCGACCGGCGCCAGCACGGACGCGACCCAGGGTGCAGCTGCCTACTGGGACAACACCAACAAGCGCATCACGCCTGTGGCGACCAACAACACGTTGGTTGGCAAGTTCACTGCACCGAAAACCACGACCCAGGCATTCGCCTCGGTGTTTATCGGCTGATGCGCAACGACCTGGCCAGCATTGCTCTTCGCGCCGTGGTGCGGGTGATGGGGGAACTCGTCGCCTACCGCCGCAGGGGAGAGCAGTGGCCGGTCAGCGGGGTGTTCGAGGCCAATCACGTTGGCCTTGACCCTGACACTGGCGTGCAGGTGCGATCGACGCAGCCAGCCCTGCTGATTCAGGGCAGTGCCCTGCCGATGGATCCTCAGCAGGGCGATGAGGTGGATGTGCGGGGAGTGTCCTACGTGGTGCGCGACTCGCAGCAAGATGGGCACGGTGGCTGGCTGTTGCTGCTCCATCGCGCAGGCAGGCGATGATCCGGCCCGCTCGATGGGACATCACAATCCCGCAGCGTGGGACGTTCCGGCAGCGGATGTGTCTCAAGGCTGCGGGCGTGCCGTTGAACGCCACGGGATACCAACTGGTGGCGCAGGTGTGGAACCGTCAGCGCACGACGAAGTTCGCCGATGGCGTGATCACCTGGATCGACCAGGCGGCCGGCCTGTTTGAGCTGGTGATCCAGTATCCGGTGACGCGGCTGATCACGCAGGACGGGCAGTGGGACCTGATGGTGATCGAGCCTGGTGGCGATCGGTACTACTGGCTGGAGGGGACAGCGTTCCTGGATCGGAATTACAGCGAGCCGGTGACGCCATGACGCAGGTCCAGATTGAGATCGTGCAGGAAGCCGGCGTGCGGACGGTGGAGATCATCCACCCGGGGCCGCAGGCGCCTGCAGGCACGGGTGGAGGCGCTCTGCCGCTTGGAGGAAATCCAGGCGACATATTGATGAAAGACGGCTACGCCAATGGCGAAGCTGACTGGTCTTCTACACTTGACGGAGGAACTTTCTTCTAATGGCACGTCTTCAACTCAAGCGCGGCCTCAAAGCCAACCTGCCCAATACTGGCATGTTTGCGGGCGAGCCGCACATCACAACCGATCGCGGCACGTTGCATGTGGCCACCAGCCCCACTGCGCGATTGCCAGTGGTGCCTGCGATCGATGATCTGGTTACGCTCGGCGCCGTGAGTGGTGATGAAGACTTAATC